TAATATGACTCCCAGTAAACAGATAAAGGTTATGAAAGGTTTTGCTAAGAATACTGCTCGTAGAGGTGTATCTTTCCCTAAGATAAGACGACTTTTACCGTCGGCGTTGAAAGTAATGCATGTTGCTTTAGATACTGATCGGTATGTTGGTAAGTTTTATTTTAAATGGGATCCTCGTGAGTGTGTTAAATGGGTAAATCTTAATACTGGTGCTGGTATAGCTATATTAAAATCTGGAACATTTGAAAATAGGGGTGTTAAACATGTTGTTCATGATACAGGAAAGAAGGTTTTTTTTAATTGAATCGTCAATACGTCATATACATAAGTTTATAATGGCTAAAATAAATGGTTATCCTATAGATTTGGTTGATCTGGAAATTATTAGGCAGAAACAAGAGTGGCGAAAAGCTCAATCATTGGTTGAAGAAGATCTAAAAAATTTGACTGAAAAAATGAGAGAGTTTTTTTGTCCTTCGTTGCCTTTAATTATATTTTCGGATCTCTTAATGAAGGATCGTCGTAAGATAGAGACTGGTAATATGATCCGTATAGGAATGACTTTTAATTGGGGTGGTGCTTATTTGCTTGCAAAATATTTACATTATGATGATGATAGATTTTTTTGGGTAGATGGCGATATATCTCAAATAGATAAGAATATACAGGATTGGATGCTTATGATTTATATCGCGTGTGGAGGTCGATACTTTGCATGGGATGAATATGATGATAAAGCTCGGGATTGTATGGAATTCTTTTTAAAAACCTTGATGTATAAGATAGGTCATAAGATTGTATTGCATTTAGGTACTTTTTGGCAGTTTATGAGAGGTGTTATGCATTCTGGAGGAAAAGATACGTCGCACGGTGATAGTTGGATAATGGCATTGCTTTTTTATTTGTATTGTATGGATGTTATAGATAAAAATCCACATATCTCTGATATGGTAATGAATCTTTTATTGTTATTAATAATAGTAATTGTAGTTTATGGGGATGATCATATTTGGGCTGCTCCTAAGTTATTACGCCCATATATGAGTGCGAAGGGCTGGACGACCTTTTTAGCAGAAGTTTGTCATATGACCCTTCGTGATGCTAGAGAGTATGATTCTTTTTTATCTACTGTTGATTTTGGTTCTGGGACTTTTCTTTATCGTGGTCCCGTTTTCCTGAAGAGACGGTTTATAGCTTCATATCTTCCGTCTACTGCTCCAGTTTTACCGTATAAGGATATTAATGAGACTATGGTAAATCTTTTTTTAAAAGAACAAGATGCTGATCCGATAGATTATATGTTATCATGTGTTGGACAAATGTATGACACTATGGGTACGAATGAGCTTGCATATAAGTATGTGAAAAAGTTCTTTGATGATATATGCAATTATTATGTTATTGTTAACCCTCAGGAGGCGTTGAAGGAGGCTTTGGCTGATCCCGATCGTCGTCTGAAGATTATTAAGTACATGAGACGTGTTCATTTAACTGATACAGAGATTTTACTGAGTGTTCCAACCCTTAAGAAATTGCAATCTTGGCATAAGTATGATGAGAATAAATCAAAGTTTGGAGGTGTTGATCTTCCTTATGAGTTTTATTTTGAGTTCTGATCGTGACAAGATTGTATTGCATTTAGGTACTTTTTGGCAGTTTATGAGAGGTGTTATGCATTCTGGAGGAAAAGATACGTCGCACGGTGATAGT